AAGCAATCAGATGTCTATTGGCTTGCATGGGAAGGCCTTCGACTAAGTGGAGTCACAGTCAAGCCATTCGGCGCAGACTTTCTCGAAACTCTAAAGAGTGTCGAGGTTGCTGAGTCTGACCCTTTGGCTTAGGCAGGGATAGCATCCACTACCTCATAGCTCGCTTGAGCATTGAGACGGCTATCCCTCCACAATATTTAATCGATTTAGATCCGACAATGCTCCAGATGATTCTGAAAGCGTTGAAAGATAGAGCGAAGGAGCAGAGCGATGCCTACAGAGCTAAAAGGCGCTAGTGCGCTTCGTAAGGCTCTGAAGCAATTCGATCCTGATCTCGACAAAGCCACACGCGATGAGATGGTGGGATTCCTAAAGCCTCTCGTTAAAAAGGCTCGTGGTTACATGCCAGCAAATTCGTCTATGCCTTCGGGCTTTGTGGGCACTAGCGAGGATGGTCGATTCCCTAAGTATGACGCTAGTATCGCTCGGCGAGGCGTGGGATATAAACTGACACCGACTAAGCCTAATCGTCAAGGTTGGGTTCAGACAGTATCGATTCATAATAAGAGCGCTGGCGGTGCTATCTATGAGACGGCTGGTCGCAAGTCTGGCAACACAGGAAACTTTACGCCACGCTTACAGGGTGCGCTTACAGGCTCAGGAAAGATGCAAGGTCGAGCCATGTTTAAGGCTTATAAAGAAGATGAAGGCAAGGCTAAGGCTGGAGTTATCAAGGCGCTTGAAAAGGCCGCCGCTAAGTTTAATGCGAAAGGTATCTAATGGCTGAGCTACGCATACCGATTATCGGTGAGTTCAAGGGTAAGAAAGCCTTTGATCAGGCTGGCGGTGCTACTGACAAACTAAATAAGGGCGTTAAGAGACTGGGCGCGACATTACTCGCAGCCTTTAGCGCAGAGAAAATAATTCAATTTAGCAAGAATGCAGTCAAGGCATTCGCCGAGAATGAGAAATCCGCTCGGCGATTAGAGACAGTAGTAAAGAATCTAGGACTAGCCTTTGAGATCCCCGGCATCGAGGCTCGGCTAGATAGCATATCTGCCAAGTTCGGACTAGAAGGCGAAGTACTACGCGAGGCATTCCAGAAGTTAATTACTACTACTGGATCAGCTACGAAGTCTCAGGATCTTCTCAACCTTTCGCTAGACATCGCGGCTGGTACAGGCATCGATCTCCTGACAGTCAATCAGGATCTTGCAGCGGCCTACACAGGGCAGACTAGAGGACTTCGTAAATATAACTTAGGCCTTACCCAATCAGAATTAAAGACTTTAGATTTTGATAGCGCAGTAGAAAAGTTAAGTAATAATTTCAAGGGTGCTGGAGCTCAAGAGCTAACCACCTACACAGGACAAATGAGAGTACTAGGCGAGGCCGCCGATAACGCTCAGGAAATTATTGGTAAGAATCTCGTAGACAGCATGATCTTATTATCTGGCGGCGGTAACAGTATCCAACCTCTAGCAGATTCTATGCAAGAACTTTCAATCTGGCTCGGAGATGCCATCTACGGTATGGCGATTATGATTGATCAGTTAAAATCTTTGCCGGGTGGAGGAATTTTAGGTGGGCTAGACGGACAGGGTTTCTTAAAGACTTACTCACCTTTGATAAGAATCTTAGACCAATTTTCTAAACAAGGTGCAGCCGCGAGACCGCTTGAAGGCAGAGCCTCAGAGCATACTGGTCGGCCGGGTTACATAGATCCCAATATTGGCCTTCGTAAACAGGCAGAAGCGGCAGCAACCAAGCGCGCTAAAGAACTAGCCTCATTACAGAAGAAGACTCTAGACACACAGAAGAAGTCTTTAGCCCTACAGAAAGCCTCTAAAACTATCGATCTTGAGCGTATCGGTATCGAGGCAGCACTTAAGGGCGAGATCAGTAAGACCGATCGCCTATCTCTTAACCTTCAATTAGCGTTACTAGATAAGAATGAAGCGGCAGCGCTTAAACTATCGAATCAATTAGACGCGGCAGTTAAGCGACAGAATGATTTAGCGGCGTCCCTACTTGCTACACCTCAAGCGCCTAACCCTTACGAGCATTGGAAGATCCCTGCCGATCTTCTAGCATACACAGCCTCATCACTAGGGGTTTCTGTATCACAATTAAGCGCAGGCTCTCTCGTGCCTACATCTGGATATACAGATGCACAGCTAGAACTAATGTCGGCAGTAAATTCAGCACAAAGAGCAGCCGATCAATTACTGAACATTCAAGTCTATCTTGATGGCGATATTGTAGGTAGCGCAGTTCGTAACTCATCCGTCAATTCTTCACTCTCTGGATCATTTAATTCAGTTAATCGCGTAGGACGATTCGCAGGATTAACAGCGGAATGACCTTACCTGCCACGATCTCGGTATCGTTCGACTTTAGCCAAGGGGCTACATTCGGGTTCCCTTTTACTATCGGCGATCCGATCAATGGCGTGATAGGCGTATCTCAATTCGCATCGAGTGAAGTACCAGAGCCCGTCATCGATCTTAGCTCACAGACTCGCCAGATTCAGATCAGTCGCGGTCGCAATATCATGCGCGATACTTATGAGGCTGGATCCTGCACAGTTCGAGTCATCGATCAAAATGGTGATTTCAATCCTCAGAATCCAGCCAGCCCATACTTCGGCTATCTCACTCCACTCCGTAAAATCCGTGTAGCGGCTACTACATCTACCACTCAGTCATTCTTATTTTCAGGTTATGTCACAGACTATAAATACACCTATCCAGTAGGTCAGGAATTAGGTTATGTCGATATTACATGCTCGGATGCATTCCGCTTATTCGCTATGGCTAACGTCTCGACAGTAGCGAGCGCGACGGCTGGACAGACTACTGGCACACGCATTGATAAGATCCTCGATCAAGTAGACTTTCCGTCTAGTATGAGATTGATCGATACTGGATCTACAACAGTTCAGGCAGATCCAGCCACTACTCGGTCAAGCCTTTCAGCGATTCAGGTTGCAGAGTTTACAGAGCAGGGAGCCTTTTACCTTAGAGCAGATGGTGAAGTAGAATTCAAGGATCGTGCCTCAGTAGTAGGATCTCTGGCTACTACACCTATCCAGTTTAATCAGACTACTGGCATACCTTACGCTAATCTTAAATTTGCCTTTGATGACAAGCTTATTATTAACAGCGCGACTATGAAGCGAGTCGATGGCACTACAGTCTCAGCAAGTGACGTGGACTCTATCGCTAAGTACTTCCCTCATGGCATGAACGTCGAGAACTTAATAGCGCAGACAGACGCTCAGGTTCAAGATATCGCTGACATCTATGTAGCTACTCGTAAAGAGACTACGATCCGCATCGATGCCATGACGATCGATCTACTCGATCCTAGCGTGCCTACTGACACGATCATCGGTCTAGAGTATTTCGACAATGTAGAGATCACTAACGTCCAGCCTGATTCGAGTACAATCGTTAAAACCTTGCAGGTGCAGGGCTTGGCTTGGGACATCACCCCTAATTCTATGAAATGTACAGTTACAACACTTGAGCCTATAGTAGAAGGATTCATCATAGGATCCTCGACTTACGGTATAATCGGACAATCCATAATGGGATACTAGGAGAAAACAATGGCTACAGGCTTTCCAGCGACAACAGGCGATATCTTTACGGCGGCAGACTATAACGGCCTAGTGACCTTCGATGTCATTGCCGATAAGACCGATGACTACACAGTCGCTATCGTGGACTCCTATCAAGTCCTAGTATCTATGAATAAGGCAACAGCCGTAGCTCTAAAGATCCCTACCAACGCTACAGCGGCCATCCCTGTCGGATCTGTTATTACTATCCTTAACAAAGGCGCTGGCCTCTGCACGATCTCAGCCGTTACCTCAGGCACTACTACAGTCCTTTCGGCTGGCGCAGTAGCAGCCTCTCCTACGCTTGGAACAAATAGAACAGCGGCCTGCATCAAGACTGGCACTGATACTTGGTACATAGTGGGATCTATTGCATAATGTTAAATAATATAACGGGACTACTAGCGCCTAAAATAGTCGTACCTTTAGTTGTCGATTATTTAGTTATTGCTGGCGGCGGTGGCGGAGGTAAAGGCCCCGGCGGTGGCGGCGGCGCGGGTGGTCTAAAAAGTTTTACATCTCAGACTTTAACCCCTTCTACAAATTATAGCGTCCAAATAGGCGGCGGTGGCGTTGGGGCTATTCTTTCATCATCTAGCACTACAAACGGATCAAATTCCGTTTTTAATACCGACACATCAACAGGCGGCGGTGGCGGAGGGCGAAGTAATTCATCCGTAAACGGTCGCGCTGGTGGTTCAGGCGGTGGCGGTGCTATGGACGGTGTTAGTGTTGGAACTGGCGGTGCAGCCTCACCATCAGGTCAAGGCAACGCTGGCGGAAATGCTTTTAGTTTAGCCTCATTTTATGGCGCAGGCGGTGGCGGTGCAAGCGCCGTCGGTGGGAACGCAGGATCAGGCAGTAGTGGCGCAGGCGGTGCTGGCTCAGCAAATTCAATTACTGGAACTTCAGTGACTCGTGCAGGTGGCGGTGGCGGTGGCGCTCAATCGGGCGCTAATGGCGGTGCTGGTGGCGCAGGCGGTGGCGGTGCAGGTGGCGTTGCAGGAACTGGCGGAATAGGCGGAAACGGTACACCCGGCACAGCTAATACAGGCGGTGGCGGTGGCGGCGGAACTCAAAGCAGTGCTGTCGATGGCAACGGCGGCAATGGCGGTTCTGGGGTTGTAATTATTAAATATCCTGACTCATACACAGCAACCTTTAGCGGCGGAGTTACTGAGTCAACACCTGCCCCATCTGGCGGCTTTAAGGTTTCAACAATCACAGCAGCAGGCGTTGCAGATACGGTGAGTTTCGCATAATGGCACATTACGCTTATTTAGATGAGACAAATACAGTGGTTTTCGTAACAGTCGGCAAGGATGAAACTGAACTTATAGACGGTTTAGATCCTGAAACGTATTATGCACAAGGTACGCCATACACAGTAAAGCGCACGAGTTACTCATCTTCCATAAGGTTTAATTATGCAGGGATCGGTTATACATACGATCCGATCGATGATGCATTTATTCCACCAATGCCTGAGTGTGGGCACGAAGAATTATTATTAAACGATCTAAAGCGCTGGGAGTGTTCTAATGAAGCCCATCTTATCTAAAGCAGGGCAACAGTTACGGGAGCAATTCGATGACACCTTCCCAGATCGTGATAGGCGTTCCGATGGTTGGATCGGCGATCTCCGTCATTCAGCGCGTCCTAGTGATCAT